ACCAAAATTTTTCTCCAATTTTTCAATTACCGATAGACCATAACTGGAAATAAAACCCTTATATTCACTTATATTGCTCTTATTAAGCTGTTCAACAGGGCCTGAAAGGATAGAATGAAAATAATATTAATACTCGCATTACTGTTTATGGGGTGCACAGAAACTATTGATTCAGATTCATTAATAAAAAAAAATGATTTAGTATATAAAGTTAATTCTAATAAAATTTCATTGTCAATAGTAGGAATGGGAGTTGTTACACCATCTAGGCCATCTATATAAACTGCAAAAGGATGTCCTACAAAAAGCCAAAACACACCAAAGGCACATGACCAACCTATCATGGGTCGCCATCCAGAAACAAACAATGACCTATGTGCAGCTTCTACTTTATTAATTTCTGTTTGTGCCAATAATAATTCATTAGCATTTTTTACAAGAGATTTTTCTATTTCTCTTTTTGCTTTTTCATTAGCGTTCTTGTCAGGAACAACCCTATCTAAAACATTTCCAATTAATGGTAATAATGCTTGTATCATGATTCAATCCATCCATATAGTAAACAAAATGCAATAGGTGTAACAGGTAATACAGCTAATAAACCTAATCCAATAACAATAGGTTTAAATAATATTTTTTTTAGTTTATCCATTGTTTAAAAACGATAGTAACTAATGATGATATAAATGCAGCAATAGCCATACCTGCCCAAAAACCACCTTTGCCTTGATTAGCTAGTGCTAACATTTCTTTCATGTCTTTGTTTAATTCATCTTGGCTTTTTTGTAGCTGGTCTATCTGCTCTTTCATTCTTCCAAATTCTTCTGGGTTAATATCAGGCATTATAGTATTCCTGTTTCTAATAAATTAGGAGTACTTAAAATGCCTACACCAGCAGTTCCTTCTTTGATTTTATCAAACATTTTAGTTTTAGCTAATTCTTGATCATACTGTTTTATTATATTGCGAATTATAATTTTTTGTCTTTGTGGACTAGCTAATAACAAATCTTTTTTTAATTCTTCTGCTACTTCTTTATTCATACCAACAGCTTCTTTAAGTTTATTAAGTACAGACAAAATAATACCTTTCTTATCTGCACTATTACTAAAGTCACTTAAAGCATCTTCAACCTGCCTTCTGGCTGTTGGTGATCCACCTAAAATTTCACCTTGTGCTCTTTTTCTTTTTATTTGCATCTTCATCATTTTTTCAAAATCAACAAATTCTTTTTCTGATTTAAATAAAAGTTTTAATGCAGCTCTAGTTCTTGGTGTACCAAAGGTAGCTTTTATTACATCTTGACCTTTATCTATTTTAGTATACATTTGATTTAAAATTCCAGATTTGTAGGCAGCTTTTGCAGCTTCAGTCATTCCATCTACCATTCTTTTCATTTCTGGATTATCTATAGTAAAGAATTTTTTACCTTGATTAAAAGCATTTTTAACATCCATAGCATCAGAGAAATTATCATTAGCTTTTGCGTATATAGGATTATTTTTTCTAGTAATACTATCAAATAATTTTTTAGATTGTATTACCTCTCTACCTTGTGCATTTACTTTTCCAGTTATGTCTGTATTTTTTTCAATAATGTCATCTAAACCCATTTTAATTTTATGTAAATATTGTGTAGGTATTTTTTTCATTTTGCTTAACTGATTCCATGTAGGATTTAATTCGCCAGTTAAAGATAAGTTTTTCATTTTTTTAACATAGGTTTCCCATGCTTCTTTTATTAATGGTTGATTAAAAATATCTACATCGTTTACACGAAAACTTGATTGATTGACTTTAGTTTTATATGCTTCTGGATATAATTTGTTTGCTTCTTTATATTGTCTTTGATTAATTTTAAATAAATAAGAAGAGTCAACTTCTGATCCATCTACACCCATTGCATTATTTAATCTTTTTTGTGCGTTTTGCGAAAAAACTTGTCTTGATTCAGAAATAGAATCTTGTATAAGTTCAGATGATTCTGATTGTATGGTTGCTGCTTGTCTGCCTAACTTTGTAGTGCTTTTTTGTAACTCTGCTATTTGTATGTCATTTAAACCTAATCTTCTAGCTTCATCTAATTGTCTTTGTAGCTCTACAGGAGTAATGTTTTGATCTGCTAGGTTATTAGCAATTCTTTGTACAGCTTCTTGTGTGGCACTAGGTTTTGTAAATCCAAGATTTTTCATTAAATTTTGCATTCCAGTAAATCCTGCTTTTATTCCTTGACCACCACCAATTAATAAAGGTGGAACAAATGCACCACCAAGACCATACATAGCCATACTGCCACCCATGCTTGTATCTCTTGCAGGGTCATAAGCACCTGCTCCTGCAACAACTCCACCAGTACCACCTATCCCCATTAATTTCATAATTCTTTTTGCAATGCTTGTATCTTTATTTGCTTGTAACCATTTACCTACCTTCGGAAGTTTTGTTATTGCAGATCCAGTTAAAAATCCAGATGCTATACCTGTTAAAATAGCTTCTACTGGTCTGTCTGCTCTATATGCTCCTTGCTGTTGTCTTAACTCTTGAACATAGGTATCGTAATCTGCTTGACCAATTGCAGACATAACTTTTGCTTCAATTTCATCACCAAACTCAAAGGTTGCTGTACTGCCTATGTTTCTAGCAAGTTCTTTTATTGGGTCATATCCAAGTCCTACTTCTGGAGTATCACCTTGTCCTGTGCCACGAAATTGTTTTTTTAATAGTCTGTCTTGATTCTCTGGTGAGTCATAACCACCTGCTGTCAATAACTCTTCATTTTTAATAGTAGGTGCAGTAAACAATTTTTGTCTTTCTTGTTCTACTCTTTGTTTCATTTCATCACTATTTGGATCAATATTGTCAGGAACATTTCTTATTGTAATTCCATCTTTACTTTGAATATCATATGGCATATTTATTTCCTATTTTAATAATCAACTACAACAGTTTTATTAGGCGAGTTAACTCTAAATGAATCTAAAATAGATAATGAGTCTTTATTATTATTTGGATTTGTTTGTTCTGCTTTGTAAACAATATCAATTGTTCCATTGTAATTTTTAATAATATATTCTTCATCTGCTATAGCTAATTCTATAACCCTTACTAATTCTGCCGGAGTCATATTGTCATAGTTAGCACCAGCAGCTTTTTGAAGCAACGCTTGTTCTTTATCTGATGGCATACCTTTAAGTTTTGAACCAGCATCTAATTGTCTGTTAGCCATTTGCTGTACAATTTCTTTTGTATTTGCTAATTTTTCATTGAGATCAGCACCACCTACACCAAAGAATGAAGCTATTCTACCAACATCTGTTTTTAAATCTGTTTGTAACCCCATAAATGTTTTATCAGCTTCAATAGCTTGTTTATATTTTTGATACCTTGTAATGTTTCTTGGAGCAGATTCAGCTAAAGGTTGTAATGTTGATATTTTGTTATAGCCTAAGTCTAATAATGGAGCAACAGTTGGTGCTATAGGATTTGTAACTTTTAAAGTTTTAGCTAAAGCATTTAACTCTGCTTCTTGGGTTTTTGAAAAAGAAATACCAGAGTTTGGAATTTGAGATTGATTTTTTATAGTTAACAAATCAGAATATCTTTGGGCATTATTTGGTCTTGTTGTTGGTTTATTTAACACTTCAAAAACTTTTACAGGATTATTTATTGCAGCTTGTTTTAAGAGAGGATCTGCCTGTACTCTTTCGTCTGCTAATAATTCCTCTAAAAACTTTTTGTTTTGTGCTTCTACTTCTAAAGCTTTTTTGTTTTCTGCAATCTTTGTGTCCATCAAATACTTATCGGCTATTCCTTGAAATGGAACTTGTGCAGCTTTATTAGCATTTAAGTATGCCTTACCGATATATGGTAGTGCAGATCCATAGTTACCTGTTTTGGGTTGTGCAAAATAACTAGCTAATCCAGTCATTATGCCTGTGCCTATTGATCTTTTGTTTGCTGCTTCTATTGCTTCTGGAGTTATTAATTTTGCATCTAATAAACTTTGTGCTCTTGCATCTGGTGCAGCACCAAAAGCATTTATGTCTCCAAAATAATCAAATAAATTCATTGTTTTCCCCTATGCCCTTAAAATGTATTCGCCACCAATGCCTGAAGTTCCACCCTGACCTAATACATTTCCAGTCTGACCCCTCATTAGCATTGCTTGTTGATGTCTTAATCTTTCTTCTTGTTCTGGTGTGAGTGCATCTACTCCCATGCCTATAGCTAAACCACCTACATCTTTTTTTGATGGTAAATATGGATCTATAAAACCTAATCCAAGATTGTCTAACAACCCAACATCATTGTTAGCTGCTTGTTCTAATCCTTTTTGAGTGTTTGCTGGCATTGTATTATTAATATTTAATAACCCATCACCATTAGATGGTGTACCTAAAAAACCTCCAGTATTTTGCATTTGAGCTTGTCCACCGCCACCCATCATGTTTCCTAGACTACCTTCTGATGCAGTAAAAGTGCTAGGGTCAATATCTATTGCATCCTGAATAGGATTAAAGCTACCAAAAATACTGCTACCTCCCCCACTCAATGCTGCATTATTTGCAGCTTGTTCTAATCCTTTTTGTGCTAAATGAGATGGCATAGTTGATGCGGCAGTTGTTCCAACAGTTGTTGCTGGACTCATAGCACTACCAAATCCTGATGTTACTCCACCTACTGCTGCACCTTTTAATGGATCTTGACCCATTGCGTATGAAGTTAAAGCACCTACCCCTGCACCTACTAGTATTGGTTTAAGCATTATTTACCTCCTCCACTTGAAGTAGAAGTTTGATTAACTGGAGCTGGTGCTCCGTATGCTGCTGACAAATAAGACTCTAGTTTGTTGTAAGGTTTATTTTGTCCAAACTCAAATCTACCAATATCTGCATTTAAAATATCTTTGGCATACTGTTCTTGTGTCTGACCAACTTTAGCTAATTGATTTATATCTGTGTAATCTGCTGCTGCCATTTGTGGAGCTGATGCAATAGCTGCATCTTGCCTTGCTCTTTCTGCACCAAAGTTACTGTAAGCTAATTCTGCTGCTCTGTTAGTTAAAGAGTTTGCTAAATTTTCTGTTGCTGTACTTTCTAACTCACCCATAGCACCTGAACCATATCTACCAGAAGCTGCTGTTCTACTACCAATGTCTCTAATAGCTTTGTTAAATTCATTTACAGCAGGAGTTGCTGCACTTGCCATCATTGCAGAAAAATATGGATTACCTGCTGATAGTCTGTCGCCACTAATTGTGCTTAACTGCTGTGCTTGAGCTGCTGGTACTAATGGATTGCCAGTTCTTGCTCTATCACCTGCTAAACCTAATGCTTCTGTTGTTGCTCCTGATGCTGGAACATAAGTTGCATCAGGATAATATTCTGGAGAATCAGCTCCATATAAATTTTTTGCTTCATCTAAACCATAGGTTATGTATGGCAAGATAGCAGGGTCAATATTTTGAGTAGTTTGAGTAGTTTGACCACCACCACCACCTTTATATTCACGCAATCCAGTTACAGGATTAATTGTGCCTGAACCACCATGTGCTTTTAATAAATTAGCTTCCCATGTATTAACATGAGCAAGTTCGGTATCACCCTCTCTACCTAACTTACCTAAATCTTTAGCTAACCAGTTATATAACCATATTTTTAACTTAATCATTCTATTTTCAACTCCATTAATTGATATTTTGTTTCGTAACCATATAACCTGTTCCATAACCTAGCTATACTGTCATATTTAGTAGATCCTTGTATTGCTGTGCCACCATTTTGTTTGACCCAAGTTTTAAATTGTTCAAACCCTTTTTTTGTTACCATGCCACCTTCTTTTTTTGTGCCTATATAAGTTATGTAACAAACTCTTTCATGTGGGTACATAACCCATTGCACAGTCAATGCACAATAGCAAACATCATCTTTCATAAGTAAAAGAAGTTGTTGTTGTCCTTGTGCTACTGTAAGTTTAAGTGTGTCGCTGCAAAATTCGCCATCACCTTTTTCTAAAGCTCTATTTAATATTGGTTCAGCAAGATACCAAAATCTTTGCACTTGGTTTGTAGGTACTACATACAATTTCATAGAATTTATCCAACGATTATATAATCATATGTTACATCAGTATGAGATGTATTTCTATGCCCTACAACAAAGCTACCTTTGGCTTTTGTTTTAACAAATGTATGATCTGATTCTGCTGCTGCATTTGCAGTTCTTGATGACAATACGATGACTGAATCAAAACCTACTCTTTCATTACTGACTGTAGTTTCTGTAGATGATGTCGCTAAAGTAAAAGTACCACTGTTATTCGTCTTGCCATTCATAGCGTTATTAACTACTTCTGCTACATCTCTAGGTTCACCGCCTTGATAGGGAAGTGTACGATACATTCTAGGCATTATCTATTACCTTGTGGCTTAAAGTCTACATCTACTGCCATAGCGTTTTCCCATGACCCTGTAGGTTTAACAGATACTCTATGGTATCTTCCACCAGTTCGTACATTGGCTCTACCTTCTGATGTTGTAGATACTGTTGGTCCAAATATAATAGAATCATCTAATTCTTTCCGACTTGCTACTGATACATCTGCACTACCATTATCTATTTGTGGTCTTAATAAATTAATTACAGAGTTATATCCATTTTCTAAATCAGTTGTTACTAATTCACTGTTATAAGTAGAACCTGTAAAACTAATTATTTTAGTGTCTCTTGCTCCAGCAAATAAAAATTTACCACCTACCCATAATCTTGCATCTAATGATGCAGGTAATACATCTATATCAGTGTAACCTAGAGTGCCTAAACCTTCTAAAGTAGTTCCTAATGTTGCAATGTTTCCCAAAACAGTTGCTGTTGTTTCAACTCTTGACCATTTATCTAATGTCCAGTTATAAACTAGCATACTTCTGCCACCACCAACATTAGCATAATTCCATATAGCAATATTTAATGCTGGGTTTATAGATGCTGTCATATTTCCTAATAAACTTAAATCTACATCTGAAAAAAACCATCTGTCTATTTTTTCATTACCAATAGACTGAACTTGGTTGCCATCACATTTATAAAATCCATCATCACTTAAAAAGAATGAAACTTGATTGTATTGGCAAACAGAATTACCTGATAAACAACCTAATCCTCTTGAAATATTATCAAATTGAAAAAATAAAGGACTTCCTACGTAAGACATTCTTGAAATTGATTTTTCTAAAAAAACTAATCCAAACTCACCACCAGTAAGTGCAACAACATTACCACCATCTGCAATTACTTGTAAATCTGACTGTGATGTAGCTCCTGCTGTCCAATCAGTCTCATCATTAATATCTGACCACCTTATTGTAGAGCGACCTAACGCTCCTGTAGCTACACTACCTGTTACTACAAAATCTCTCACTACAGTAATAAGTTTAGCTGTAGGAGATGTTGCTACATCTGCCCATGCTGTTGAAGTTCCTATTGTCCAATATTGAATAGGTGCTGTCCCATTTACAGCAAGAACTGTTTTTCCGAATTGAGTAAAGACCCAAGCAAATGTACTTGTATAACCACCTGATTTAGATTTATCTTCTAACGCTTCTGTAGCTGAATTAAATTTAAAAAGTTTAGTTGCACCACCTGCAAACAAAACAACTTCTGTATCAAATTTTGCTACAAAAATAGAATTAATATTTTCTGTTGCTGCTTCACTAAAATCCTCTGCATTAGGAAAAGGTTGATACCCAATAGATACAGGTATTACATTTTTTGCATCATTAAGACTTCCTGCATTGTCTGGTTGATCTGGATTCCAATCTGTAAATTGTACTCGTTTAGTAGGCATTAGTTTACTTGACCTCCTGATATTGTTCCTGCTGTAACATAGGTAATATAAGAATGTCCATCTATAGCGTTACCTGCTGTGCCACCTGCTGTAACTCCACTTGAACCATTAACACCTAAATTGCCACCTGCTCCACCACATCTTGTGTCAAAAGCATCACAAGACCCAGCTCCACCAGTTGTTCTAGTCCCATCACTAGCTCTTACTGAATTGTTCCTTTCTGCTCTTGGACCAGCTCCAATCCCACCATCACCTGCTGGTATAGCTACACTTAATCCTGGACTTAAAGTTGTTGACCCATTTGAAGATAATATGCTTCCTGAAGAACCTGCTTCATGGTAGCCACCTGCTCCACCGCCACCAGACCCAGCAGCATAGTATGTTCTTT